TTGACACATTAGATCTCTTGTTTCATTTATAATAATTTTCTTACTATTACCTCCTTTGGTTAGATTATAGCCATTTGGAGCTAATGTATTATACAAATCAATATAATAAATTTCTTTTTCATCTAATTCATTTGGAGATTTACACTGATATAAAATTTTATGGGTAAATTGAGATATACCATACTTTTTAATAGCATTATGTAAATATCTGCATTGATGATTATTTGAATTGGAAGATCTAATATGTGCGCTTATTCTATCATTATAACAACCTACTGTTTGACCTATATATTTTTTACCATTTGGACCAATTAGCATGTAAATAATACATACTGCTGTATCTAGAATTAGTGACTGAATTTTATCAGTTATATCAAGTTTAGAATTTGGCTGCGGATTACCCATTTAATTCATATAATACTATACTTTATATACAGTTTAATACATATATCTTTTAAGTTTTTACCATGCCCAACGCTCTTTTATATTATAAAAGAGCTGTATTTTACCAGGTTTCCCTGGGGTTCCGATACTTATTTTCTCAATAAGTAGGTGGTATTAAAAGCTTTAGGGTGTTCCCGACAATTTGATGATCTCGCCTATTTATTCAGTATACTCCATTTAAAATTGATATATCAATTTTAAATAAATAAATAGACTAGATTATAATTTTTATAACCTATGACATGAATTTATCATGGAAGAAGTCTCCAAATTGCTTTTAAACCAGGGTTAGCTTCATTTTTCACATACTTATAATTTTATGAAATATAAAATTATTTGAATATAAAAAATCTGCTAAATATAGGTATTTAATCTATATTATACCCTATTTCTGGCTCTAGTTTATAAACATAAACGTTTATCCAGAAATCTGTATTTCTACAGGGAATCGACTATATCTTAAGCCATACGTTAATTCTATTATAATAGAATTAACTGACCGACCATCATTTAGTCTGTGAACTGCATCCATGTTTATTTTAGATATATCTAAAATAAATATAGGACTTGGCTGCGAATTGCCTAATCTTTCAAATTTTTACTATGCCCATCCGCTCTTTTATAATATAAAAGAGCTGAATTTTACCAAGTTTCCTTGGGGTACATACTTATTTTTCAATAAATAGGTAGTATTGAAAGCTCTAAAGGTGTCCTCGCAATTTGACAATCTTGCATATGATATATAGTTTAATTTAATTTTAAATTAAACATTTAACTATTATTATGTTCTCTGAAATTCAATTTCAAAGAATGTTATACTCTCTAAATATTATTTTTAATACTTATCATAATAGTCAAACGTTTAATTTAAAATTAAATTAAACCATATATCATATACTAGTATGTGGTTTTGACACATACTTTTATTCCCCATATTCAAAATTGATATATCAATTTTGAACGAATTTAAGGAATTGAGAATTGGATTTCTTCACCACAATTATACCGAACAATTTGTTTTTATATAAAAACAAATATAATATAGATATTTCCATCTATATCCCTGTCCATTTCAGACTCGGGGTTTCCATAAACCTTTATTCTGAAATCTGTATTTCTACAGGGTTTAGACTATATCTTAAGCTTGTCTATTTCTAGTATAATAGAAGTAAACGAACCGATTGCCATTTAGTCGTTAAACTGTAATCTTGTTTATTTTTTTTGAATTTTTAAAATAAATTTAGATCTTGGCTGTTGATTGCCTATTTTTATTTTTCATGAATATTCATGAAAAACTCTATCTTTTAACGTTTTTACTGTACCCCTTATTTAAATTAATATATATTAATTTAAATGAAGTTTTACCTAGTTTCCCAGGGGTTCCGTAATAAACTTTCGTGTACACGGTGGTAGTTAAAAGTTTTAAGGTGTTCCAACAATTTGACAATCTTGCACATTATTTCATAGTTAAAAATCAATTTGATATACTCTCATATAGAATGAAATTGATTTTTAACTATGAAATAATGTACTAGCCCATAGTTTTGATATGAGCTCAACCGAGTGATTTGTGAAATCGGATCAGTTGTGTATTTCCGCTAGAGGGCTGGACTTTGTTATCTTAAAATACCAGATGTTTCGATATCTGAAATTGAATTTCAGATATCGAATTGTATAACCATTTCCTATTATACTCATCCATATAACTTCAGGCCTTTACTAAAAAGCTTAGTGTTATATGCCATATTACTATGGGGAATTGACTATATCTTAAACCATTTGATTCTATTGTAATAGAATCAAATAACCGACCGACATTTAGTCGATGAACTGCAATCATATTTGATGTTCTTTTATATACAAATTAAGAAAATCTATGGCCTTTTGTAATTTCTCTTTCATAGATGAAATTTGACTTAAAAATTGCTTACGAATAAGAATCTTTTTGTCTTTTTTAATTCTGACTTCGTATCCTTTTTTATTAGTTCCTTTTCGTTCGGAATAGTATATATTTTTAGGTAATTCACGCTTTTTAACTGCGATTTCTGGTTCTGATATTGGTATTTCTTTCGGTTTTGGAGGTATGTATGATTTAGAAAATTCATCATATGTTAAATCATCATATTTACCTGTATTAAGATAGCATAATGCATACATTTTATTTTTTTCAACATTATTTTTACGATTAGCAAATGTTTTATATAGATTTCTATCTCTATCTCTTACTCCAAATCCAACTATTTTTTCATTTCTAACTTTAATAAATATATGAGGAGGTAAATCTTTTGTATATTCATAATGAGTAGTATTTTTTCTTTGCATATTACTCATTTGTTCTCTAGATTGATTAGAATAAATAGCTCTTCGGCTACCTCCTTTAGTTAGATTTAAACCATTTGGTGCTAAAGAATTATAATATTTTATGAATGCCGATTCCCACATATTTAAATATTTAATATCACAATAATACAATAAGATTTCTTTTTGAAAATTATTAAATCCATATTGATTAATTGCTTGTGTTAACAGCCGACATCCACGCTTTTTTCTTAGTTTAGCACAATATTCATGCTGATACCACCTATCTTTTATATTTTGAATTGTTTGACCAACATATACTTGTCCATTTGGAGCTATTAACATGTAAATAACTCCTGTTTTATTCAAGGGTTTAGAATAATTAGCCATATTTCTATTTTTTATATATATTTTCAAAATTTATATTTAACATCAAATTTAGATCTTGGCTGCGGATTGTCCTACGTGTTATTTCATTAAAATAACGCAAATCTATCATGTTTTTACTATGTCCAGATTCTTTGATATTATCAAAGAACCATATTTTACCAAGTTTCCCTGGGGTTTCATAATTTGTTTTCACAAATTAGATAGTATTGATAAATTAATAGGATATCCCTGCAATTTGACGATCTCGCATATTTGAATTTGAATTTTACTCATCCTATGGACACATAGAATAAGGTTATACCCCTCTCAAGGATTCTTATTTTTCAAATTCAAATATACTAGAATATGTTTTTACATATTCTTTTTTGAACCTAACGATTCATATCCAATAGCAGCAAAGGGTTTGAACGATTGTACCAGATGTTAAAATGCACTTTTAAAAAATTAGGTTTTTAAAAGTAAGCATTCTAATGTATATTCATTTCCTAATATACTCATCCATATCATCTCGGGAATGCTTATTTATATATAAATAAACTAAATCTTAGTATGATATGCCATGTTTCCATGGGGTCTAGACTATATCTTAAGCCAATTGTTCGTTTTTACTTAAAAACAAACGGCCAACAACCATTTAGTCGTTGAACTTTATACCTTATATAATAAGGTATCTTAGCTGCTGATTGCCTATTCATTTAACTTTAATATTAAAGTTAAAATAAATGATCTTTAACGTTTTTACGATGCCCTACACTCTTTTATATTATAAAAGAGTTGTATTTTACCAAGTTTCCATGGAGTGCTTAATTATATTACTATAATTAAGCTGTAGTTAAAGCTTTAAGGAGTTCCAGCAATTTAGTTGTTTCGCATAGTTCAATTTGATTTTTACTCATCCTATGGATACATAGAATGATGATATACACCTCTCAATGTTAGTTGAAAATCAAATTGAACTATACTAGCCTATGCTTTTACATAGACTCACACTATCAAAAATAATGTGCATTCATAAAACGATACTCCCAATGTCATCTAAAAATGAAATCTATATCATCTCTGGATACTTGAAATCCTCTTATGATATACTATCTTTCGATAGGGGTCAGACTATATCTTAAGGCTTGAAATTATTATATTTCATACCCAACCACCATTTAGTCGTTGAACTGCACTCTTATTCATTTTTAGGGGCCCTTAGGACCTCTTAAATGAATTTAGAGCTTGGCTGCTGATTGTCCATCGTGTATTTTATGATATAAAATACACAATCTTTTGAATTTTTACGATGCCCCTTTGTTCTAATCTAAAGTTAGATTAAACGCAAAGTTTTACCAAGTTTCCCTGGGGTTTCAAAATTCTCTTTTGAAAATCTGATCGTATCAAAAGCTTTAGAAATTTCCAGCAATTTGATGGTTTCGCATGTGTTTAACTAATATGATGATATACTCTCAATATATTTTTGATCATATTAGTAACATACTAACTCATACTTTTATATGAATTTTTTATCGCAATTCAAATGCTCACGATATGTGTTTTTTCGATATCGGCAAGAGTTGGGGTCTTATCCTCGATCATGGGATCGGCCATGCGAGCAGCCTTAATGCTTGCTAGACGGTTCTGAAGCAATTCTGTGGCCATCAAGAGCCTATCTTGCTTCCCATCATTCGTTATTAGTTGGAAAATCATTTATACCAATCGTCTTTATTCATAAGAATAAACTATTATCAACATTTCCTTTGACATTTATGACGATTATATTACATCGAATTTACTTATAATCGTAATGTAATATGCTATCTTTCGATAGGGATTAGACTATATCTTAAACTCCATTTAAAATTGATATATATATATCAATTTTAAATAAATAAGTCAACTGCCTTATAGTCGTTGAACTGCACTCATTTTCGTTTTTTTAGAGACCGTGTGGACACTTAAAACGAGTTTAGAGCTTGGCTGCGGATGGTCCATTATTTATTTTATCTTATAGAATAAATACATCTTTTGCATTTTTACTATACCCAATGTTATTTTAATAACATATTTTACCAAGTTTCCATGGGGTTCCATACTTATTTTCCAATAAGCAGGCAATAGCAAAAGCTTTAGGATTTTCCCGTCAATTTGACAGTTTTGCTCATATTTGCTATACTAAAAATATGAACTAGCCTATTTTTTTAAATAGACTGTGGCAAATGTTCACCACCGGTTGCCATTTTAGATTGTTATTTGTTTATTAAATTGAGAGAGTATATAAATAGGAAAGATTTTTAATTACGAAAAAAATAAATATATTACCATTATTTGATGATTTTTCATAACTCTATCAAGTAGTGTAATTTTGATTATTTTACAAGTTTAATCTGCTTTTTTTCAACTCCATATTTTTATAGATTTATTTATTTATTTAAATTCAAATAAAATATATTTACGTATTTTTTATACATGTTTTATTTAATTTTTGTATTAGTATCTTTAATTTTTTTAATTTCATTTATAGTAATAGAATTTTGAGAAAACACCTGGTTTACCTCGATTTTTCCACTTTATCAAAGACAAATATTTAAATATAGGCTATAAATTGCACAACATTTTATTACATATTAACAAAATAAGAAAAATAATAATAATAATTATTAAAACTCGAATAGAAAATAAAATATAGATGGTAAAAATGTCATAACCACCTATTTTTGTTCCATAAAATCTATATGCAATATCTTTAAGATCTGTTATATATTTTCTACAAACTTCTATATCAGATTCTAGCAAAGAAGCGTCTAAAATTGGTTTATTTATATAAATAACAGCATTTCTCTTTATAGCTGGTTTAAGTTGAAAAGATTGGGTATTAATCCATTTATATTTCAATTTTGGTATTATTTTATATACTTCAAAATTTAAATTTTGTAATAAAATCTGATTAGCTTCTTTAGCATAATTTTGTTCATAATAATACAAATCTATAGCATTTTCAGTGTATAATGATTTGCCTTTTTTATTCTCATCTATCAAAAGGGCAGGCCTAAAGAGATTTGCGGCACTAAATAGACATGCGGGATGTGTTTTTATATCTGTAAAAAATTGATCAATTTTATTTTTGATTTTATGATAAATTTTAGATAATTTGTCTTTTTTTCCAACAATTTGAGATTCAAATCGAGTTATAAATAATTCATCGCTCAATATAAACATACCATTTGGAATTAGCATATTTTTGATATTTAATAAAATCGGAATCGACATTTTGGTAAAATATTCTGTATAAATATCAAACATAATTAAATCAAATTTTGATGTATTATTTTGCGAAAATTGTGTCATATCTGGTATATAATTAAAATCAGCATGTGCTGTATGAAATACAATGTTAATATCATATATTTCATATATTTTAGATTTTAAATTGGATAATGTCTTTTCGTTAACTAAATCATGTAATTCTTCATTATTTAACATTGTGCAATGAATACAACAATCTGTAATAGATACATCAGTTGCTTTCTCAATTTGCTTTAAAATGGGTATTATAGGTAATATATTCTCCTTAATTCCTCCTCCTAATATTAATATATTAAAAACTTTATCATTCATTAGAGTTTAAAATATATGCAATGAAAATAGTATATTATTTACTTCAAATTAAATTTAAAAATTAACACAACATCCACTTAATTTATATATAAAAAAATTGAATTTTTCCTTTAATATTAATTAGATTCAAGGTTATTAGTTAAAAACCATGCCAAGAGGAGGATCAGGAGGAAGTTCTAGTGGAGGTTCCAGAGGCGGTTCATCAGGAAATAGTGGCGGATATGGAAATTATGGTGGTCCTGGAGCATTCCATTGTCCATGCACAGCTAGTTATGGAGGACCTCATTCGTCAATCACAAACTGTCAGTTAGCAAAGTAGGGGAAAACAACAGTGGACTGGAGTTTTCAGTGATATTTGGTAATATTACTCTTTTATTTATTTTTTTTTATTTAATTTTTCAATTTCTAATTGATATCTTAGACTTTGTATCTCCAATTGCGCCTTTAATTGATTAATTTCTAATTCCTTTTCTTTTATCTCCAATTGATGCTTTAATTCCATATTTTCCTTCTCTGTAACTATATTATGCCTATTTACTATTTCTACTAGCATATTCATAATAGTTTGAATAGAATATTTTTCATTCGTTACAAGAATTTCTTCCTTCTCAGATTCACTTATTTTTAAGGTTCTGAGCAATTTTAGCTCTTTCATTTTATCTTTGAATTCCTTTTCAGCTTTTTCTCTATTGTAGCAAACTAGTATTTTAAGCGGCTTAAAGGATCCATAGGTCCGAACATGTGATGAAAATCGTTTTTGGATATCCTGAGACTCTCCAAATTTAAAATATTCAGTCTTTTCGGTTATCCAATCGTCATCTTTACTATTCTGATCATATTCAATTTGCTTTCCTATAGATCCTATATAGTTACAATTTTGCATATAAAATGATGATATATGGTCTTCCATGCATAATGCATGTGTTTGAATTCGTTCATTTTCCTTCATTTGAGCTATATTAATAGGTTGATATATTTCACCGGTTTTAGTATCTTTTAACTGAATTTTACCATTATTTAGATTTTGTTTTAATAATCTAAATTTATTTTCCTGATCAATGAAATAACGTCTAATTAGCTTACCATTTGGTGTATTTGCCATCATACAAAATTCTTTTGAGGCATTTACGGTTAATTTAATTATTTCTTTATTATATCCACCTCTTTTCTTTTTATTATCATTCTCAATCCTCTCTTCTGAGGATTCAACTTTTTTTGCTTCACCAATTGGTGAAGCAATAGTATAATCTGAAGTTTCCGCTTTTTTGCTGCGGCGCTCGCCGCAGCAAACATTGAAATCCAAATCAGCTTGAAATTGAGATTTAAGTGTCTTTTTAGCATCACTCTTTTTATTAAATCCAATTCCTTTCCATATTGGATCAAAATCAACATGCTTACCACCAGGCTCTTTAAAATCAAGTTCTAACCATGTATTCATATATGTATCAATTTGTTTAATTATTTCAGCATTTTTAAGTTTTACGTGTTCTAACGACTCTTCCTTTTTAATTTCAGATATTGGTTGAATATCTAATTCTTTATTTTGAGTTTCTGCATTTTTTGTTTCAGATGTTGGTTGAATATCTAATTCTTTATTTTGAATAACATTTGATATGTTAATTGTAATAGGTGCTTTCTTTTTATATTTTCTTTTTACTTTCTCTTCCTTTTTCTCTTCCTTTTTCTCTTCCTTTTTCTCTTCCTTTTTCTCTTCCTTTTTCTCTTCCTTTTTCTCTTCCTTTTTCTCTTCCTTTGTGGATGATTCTTTTGGTATTTTTTCTTTAATTTTGACTAATAAATCATAAAATTCTTTACCTTTAGATTTAGGTACAGCTTTTGCGTATTTTTCTAATCCAAACATGTTTAGATTAATAATTTCAGTAGGTTTAGTTTTCTTTCCGGATGTATCTTCATTTTGAATAAAAGTAGATTGATAGTCAATATTTTCTTTACCAACCTTATCTAAAGCACGTTTAGCTACATCTTTACGTGAATAATGCATCCAACCATATATCATTTCAAAATTAATATGAAATTTCCCAGGAGTCTTCAAATCGTCACTAAACCATGATTTAAGCTTAGATTCTATAGCTTTAATTTCATTTACCGTGTAAGCCATGATAATATATATAATTTATATATATCTTTAATATAAAAATCCAAATGAATTAAAAAAATTTATTCAAGAGCAGATAATCGCTCTAAAATGGAATATTAACCACGAAATCACCATCTAAATAATAGTACTATCCAATTATCAATCTTATGCAAGATTCCATTGGAAAATACATTATTTTCTCTATACGTAGAAAATCTATTTTATGTCCCCATATACCATACATACCATCGGTAATATTTCTAATAGATGTATCTCCTATATATCCAACAGGGATATTTGATGTTAATTCCTCCACATCATATATCTTTTGATATGTTGACGTTATGAATTCAATCAATTCTATGCGAGAAATGCCTGTTTGAGGATTTTTAGCGAAAAGTGTAAATTTAACAGATTTTTTTAAAGGATAGTTAAAAATCACTATAATTTCATGGTTCCGTACAACAATTTCATCTGGTGCATCAATATATTTTTTATATTCTGAAAATTCCACAATTGTCTCGTAAAATACCTTATTTTTCCCCTTTTGAGCACAATTTTTACGACATCCATTACAAATATGCCTTTCTTTTATAGGTATTTCTACGTATTGATTTGCATACTTATTATGATAATCCATGTATTTTCTTTCTCTTCGATTAATATACTGAATTTTTGATTTATCATCATTCATTTTAACGTTATTTTTTTTTCTTCTTTTGAATATTGTATAAATATGTTTTTATATTCAATTTTTATATATCTACAAAAAGTTGAATATTTCGTTGAAATATTCATAATTAGCATAAGAATGGAATTTCCAAAAGAGATGCATGATTATATACGGGAAAATCATCCAAATATGGCGAATAACCCATTTTTACACACAGCATGTTATGCAACCAATAATAATTATGCCTATAAATATGACATAAAAAATAATTGGTTATCCGAGCTTAAAATATACAATTTTGTACCAACTCACGATACATGGTGTTTAACGTGTGAAAATAGAAATGCAAAATTAAAATGTGGGCATTGCAAATCCGTGTATTTTTGTAATAAAGCGTGCCAAAAACGAGCATGGCCCGTTCATAAAAATCATTGTAAACGAGATTTATTTTCCAATTGTAGTGCCTGTTTTGGACCTAATCCTCGATTAAAGTGCAATAAATGCCCCGTAAAATGGTGCAATGAAGATTGTAAAAAGAAAATATATAAAGCACACCAAGATTTCGACTGTGAGTATTTCGCGAGAATATTTAAAAAGTAGAGGTCCTTAGGACCTCTAAAATTGAAAAAAATTGAATTTATGATTCATAAATTAACATTTTAGCTATCATAGGTTCGTATTTTCGATATTACACAAATTAACATTTTAGCTAAGATTAAATACGATGACTAACATTATGGAAGACTTTTCGGGTGAATTTATAAAAAGTACAAAAACATATATTAAACTATCTAAAACTGATTTTAATCAATTAACTAATAATCTTATATCTAACAGAATACAAAATCCAAGGTTTAAACAAATAAATATGACACGATCTAAAAAAAATAAATTGCGTACACAACCAGATGATGCGGGTTCCAGAAATTTTGCTGCGAAAATAAAACTAGCAATGAAATTAAAAAATAAGCATCATCCAGATGTCTAAAATACAATTTTAACTATTTTTTTTTCGTTAATAATAAAAAAATACTATTCATTAAGTTTTGTTTAGCATGCCACATATGGCGTATTTATTAAAAGTAGAGATCCTCAGGACATCTAAAATTGAAAAAAATTGAATTTACAATTCATAAATTAACATTTTAGTTATCGTATAAAACTTTTATGCGAAAAATTCAAGAAGTAAGATGACTTCTAAAATCGTAGAACCGGTTCGAGATGTATATACAAATGGTATGTCAAAATACATTAAAATACCGAAAAGCTTCATGGATAAAGTTACGGATGCATATGTAAGTACAGGAATACCAAATAACCCAGAATTTAATCAAACTAATTTGATAAAATCCAGGATTCATAAATGATGTTATAATCAGAATGATGCCAAATCAAGATCCATGGCTATGAGGGTAAAACTAACAATGAAATTAGAAAGTAAGCATCCTCAGGATGTCTAAAATGCAATTTTGAATATTATTTTTTTGTTAAAATACCATCTGTTAATTTTATATATCAGCATGCATGTTGCATATTTATTAAAAGTAGATGTCCTAAGAACATCTAAAATTGAAAAAAATTGAATTTACGATTCATAGATTAACATTTAATCTATATAATAGATTAAATACAATGACTTCTGAAGTTGTAGACGCAATTCGAGATATATATGTGGAAGGGACACAAAAATACATTAAACTATCAAAAGTTGAACTAGACAAGGTTTCTGATTATTTTATAGCTGAAAAAAAACAAAATCCAGAGTTTAAACAAATTAATATGATGACTTCCAAAAAAAATAAATTCCGTCAGCGTCCAAATGATGAATGTTCAAGAACTATTGCTATGAAAATAAAATTAGCAACGAAATTACAAAATAAGCATCCTCAGGATGTCTAAAACGCAATTTTGAATATTATTTTTTTGTTAAAACTCAATTTGATATTTATAAACTTTATATTTTGCTTAATTTCATTTACCGAATATACTATCTTAATATGTAAATATTGAATTTTTAATATAAAAATGCAAGTAAACCCCCTAAAGAATACCTTTAGTATGAAATATTCGGATAATGATGGAGCCCCAGATGTTTTTATCAGGGATTGGAAAAATAAGTTTAAAATCCCCGAATCTATCAATATTCAACAAGAATTGCAGTTAAACAATATATATCAGATTTATGGTTTAATAAATGGAATATCTTTAGATAAATATGAAAAATACATGAATTTAACGCAATCTGAGCCATCAACTCTTCTTTCATGGATATTATTTGGGCAATTAAAAAATGCATATTATTTTATAAAAGAATGGTATTTTAAAGATGGTAATCTAAATTTTTATCAAATAAGTATGCGAAAATGGATAGATTTAGATGAATATCAAGATTTACCACATATATACGATTTTAATGCTATTTACCGATTAAATAAAAAAAATATTTATAATGCCGATATAATATATCAAAACGAGTTATCAAATGGTATAAAGGCACTTGAGGAAAGAAAAAAAGAAGAAATAAAGGAAAAAAAGAAAGAGGAAAAGCGAATAAAAAAATTACAATTAAGGCTAAAAAATATGGATGATAAACAACGAGAAAAATATGAAAAACAGGAAAAAAGAAAGGAAAATAGACAAAGAAAATTCAAAAGCTTCAATGATTCAGATTTTGAAGAAATTACTCAAGCCGATAAATCCAGAGAAGAAATGAATAGTGAAGAATTGGAAGAATATTTAAGTAAAGACGCAGATTTACAAAATTGGATAGCTTCTCCATTGCTATATAATATTCAATTTCCAATATCTAATAGATATGCAGATTTTATGCGAACTATGGAAACAAATTTATTAAGCATTGATTTGCATAAAGATATAATTCATGAAATTATAAAATTTATTCCAATATGCTCTATTTGTCAAAATAATATAGGAATTCCATTTGTTGTAAAAAAATTTAGATATGGGCAATTAGATATCTCAAATATATATATTTGTAGCGAAAAATGCATGTATGAGCGATATAAAAGTATTTCATCTGGAAATAGATATTGCATCCATCGAAAAACTAAATATAAATATAATATTGATTATGGATTTAAATATGATATTCAAGAAGATTATAATAAATATTATTTAATATATTCTAAAGATGATAGAACTATAAATTGGGATATATTTGCTAAAAAAAGCTCTATTGAACACAATATTGAATTATTTGTTAAATCAAATAATAAATCAATAACCATACCTAATTTAGATGTAAAAGATAGGAGAAAAGCCTTTATTTACTGCGATTTATTTTATTATAATCAGATAAATGTTAAATCTCTTTATAATAATGATCAAAATCATATTTGTGGAGTTCTTTTGAGTAAGATCATTTAAAATTAAATAATGATATCTAAAAATCGATTTTATATATCATTGTAATAGTCAAAATGAATTTAGATAACAGTTTAAATATCTAAAATGTAAAATTACATGCCATAATAATTATATAAATTCTTTCCAAAAATCTTTTTTAAAATCGGTAAATAATTTCCAATCTATTTGAAAATTTCCAAATATACATGATTTTAATATAGATTGAAATTTATTACTCAAAAGCGCCTTTTTGACATTGTTAGCTTCATTTAAATCATTTATTTTTATAGCTATAGAATGTTGTGTCATACCATATTTACCTTTTAAATCTATAATGACATTATTAATACCAGCATCCCCAAATATAATTTTTTTAATTCCAAAATGACCTTTATTATTGTATTTACTATACTTATATCTAACCCCTGATTTGGGTGTTGAATGAATTAATGGATATTTAAATTCTTGAGTTTTTTCATCCGAAACATGCGATCTATCAGCCCCATAATTACTTCTTGAATATATAATTTCATATCTTTCATCAACGTTTTTTGCTAGTATTTTTTTAATTTGATTAATATTGGAATTTGGTAGCCAATTCCATTCACTTAAATCAATTTCTAAATCTATTCCATTTTCATCTTTAACCTTTGTATTTCGGTGTTTTACGCATTTTTGAATTAAATACCAATCATACCTAGTTCCACAATTAAAGGTAATTTGACCATCTTTAATTCCATGAATTTCAAGATAAATCATTTGATTTTCTTGTGTCATTAGTTTGAATAATCCCTTCAATTGAGATTTTTCATAGCATGGTTTTCTCCATCCCGATGGGTGAACAAACGTTAAATAACCATTAGGTTTAACCCATTTATCTAAAGCTAATTTAACAAAATGTTGCCAAATTGTATTTCCAGTAGCAGTATTTCCACTCATATTATAAGGTGGATTGCCTATAACTAAATCAAATCCAGTTAAACTCCATTTTTCATTAATGTCCAATTCAAGTGTATTTCCCTCATGAAAATTGAGCTTATATTCGGAATTTGGGTCTAAAATACATTTACCAATATATATATTAAATAGGTTTATATCGGCAAAATAGATGCATTTTTCAACTATATGTTTATGCCGTGATTTTTTATCTGGAATTTTTTTCGTAAGGCCTTTATCAAATTTATTAAACAAATCTAGTAAAAACCCACCTTTTCCAGAGCACGGTTCGAAAACTTTTTTATTAGGGTCTGTCCAAAATTCCACCGACATAACACTTTCCATATCATTACGTAGCGAAAATGGGGTAGAAACTTCAGCATTATTCTTTTTTTCTAACTCACTGGGAATGAAATATTCATCCATTAATTCAACTAATTTACGATGATCTGATTTAGATTTTACGAATATTTCTTTGATTTGCTGAGTTAAGCAATTTAACTTATTTTGGTCATTTTGCTCCATTTCTTTAACAATTTTTATGAATAAATCCAGTATATTAATGGGAATATTTTTTCCCCAAAAATTTTTAATTTGAGTGAATAAAATTTCTTTTAGTTCTTTATTTTCTAGTATAAATGTGCAGATATCTTCAAATGTGATAGAATCATCATTTCTAGATAAGAAACAAACAACTGGAATCAAATGTCGTATTACATCATGAATAAAATTAACATTTTTATCTTTTTCTTTATGTAATTTAGTGTTTATTTCCGAATTAGCTACGGATTTAACTAAACCTTTGTCTATATTAATATCTTTACTCTTCATAACGTTTATTGATGATTTTTGCGATGTTTTAGCATTGTCTTTATGTAAAATATATTTATTTAATTCGTTTTGATTATTTGAGTTTAAAATGAGTTTTAGTTTCAAATTATTTAGTATATTTTTGATACAATTTGATGGTTTAGATATCCAAATATCGTATATTTTATTGGTTATATCATCAATATTAAGTGAAGACAATTTAAAATATTCTTTTAACCAGTAATCAGCATTAAGTGAAATTAAGCGATGTTCCAATACATATTTTATTGATTCACGTATCGATGGGATATGTAATTTAGCAGAATATTCAACTAAGATATTGATTGATCTTTGAATATTAAGGTCCAGAACATAACCACAACGCTTATTTGGAGCTTCACTCATGCATCTAAACATCATTTGGTATATCAAATCATAGCTATTACTATTATTCATGAGTAGCACAACATCACATTCTCGTATCGTAACTCCTAAACTACATTGCCTACCACTTAATACTAAAACACCCTTTTTATTGATGTTTTTTGCCTTAATAATAGCGTCTTGTATAATGGTTTTTGGATCCCCTTTATTTGAAATAGAATTGATTGATATTATCTCAAAATCAGGGATTATTTTTTCTTTTTCAATAATATTGATAAAAGCTTGTGATAATAAATCTATTGGTAAATTTAACCCACCGCATGGAAGAAAGCACAATATTACTAATGGATTTTCACAACTAAACCATCTAGAATTATTCTTTTGTGCAATCAATTCAACTCGATCTAATAAGCCTCTTTCTTTAGATAATTGATGATTTATAGGTACAGATGCTAAATTCCCGAATATATTTTTTAATAATAATTTGATATCATTTTTCTTAATAAATTCAGGAATTAGTTCTTTTTTCTTATTTTCACATAATTGCATAATAGCTTCTAGTGACCATCCTTCATAATTTTGAGCATCTATGAAACTCATGAAATTGTATTTTAACTGTTCTTGAAACTCTAAAGTTAAGATATGGAGGTCCGGATAGATGCTATAAGATGATTTTATAGATTCTAAACTATAAATTTTGAGTAACCCCTGAATTTCAGATCCATGAATTTCAATTAATTTGTCTAAATTTTGTTTGTTGTCAATATTTGCACATAAATTAATATCTTCCGCAGTCCATGTAATTTGAGCTTCTGAAGGAATGTTGAATTCAGTTATAGGTTTAAAATAAGTAGCCGTAATATAAATAGTAAATGCAGATTTTCCATATAAATTTAGCATTTTATGAGCTAATTCAGTAGTTCCACCATTATGACTTTCATCTATAAATCTAATATCAAAATTGATATTAGATAGCCATTTTATTGATTTATTTTGCAAATATTGTTTTGATACAATGATAATATTTCGGTGTTGTAATTTAAGTGTTTGTTTACCATTTAAATGTATAATGTTAAAATCACAAAATTGTAAAGTAGAATTGAATAGATTTAAATATTGTTGAATAGTTTCATTTGGTGCAGTGGTAATAATAAGATAATTACTGGTTTCATCGTGATTTTCATCATCTCGTAAAATTAGTCCAGCTAATATATAAGTTTTACCACTACGTGGGATATGACCCCATAAAACAGATTTGTATACGGATTTCAACCTCATAGTTCGTCTTATAGTTAATTCTTGATGAAATCTTATATTGATAGGTGATTTTTGCTCTGAAATCATTGTTTTATAAGGAATTGTTTCGTAATTGATTTTAAAATTATTATACCAAATCACAATATCATTCCAATCAAATATAAATGCGTCTTTACATGCATTTTTAATATCAGTGTTGCACTTTTCCGATTGATTAACAATTTGGTAAAATTTGGATTTATTTCGCACCATAATACAAATTTTATATGAATAGGATTTATAATTTTGCACTAAAAACTCTAAATCTCTAATATCTAAATCACCAATATGTAAATTTTTTAAGTTTTTGGATGTTGATATTATGAGCTTTTTCTCTATTTTATGCATTAATGATAAGTCAGATTTATCTCCTTTATCTTTAAGGTTTTGCTCAAATAATGATGTTATTTCATGTTTTGTTTTAACTGATTTAAGCGTAATATTGTTAAAATTTCCACTACATATGTAATAATCAGTAAACTCAGGAATTAACCCCAAATATGCAAATAGTCTGAATAAAGACTCTTGCTTATCTTTTCCAACCCATGGTTCCTTCAGAAAATCCACGATAAGCCCGTCATATTTGCGTAAAAACTCATATAAATCGTAAAAAGTCTTCATTTTTATCTATAGTTAATCAAAAATTCAATTTTCATATTCATTACAAATAAGCATTGTTATTAT